ATTCCAAATATAATCTGCTAAATCAGAAAATACCGCAGCTACATCTATGTCACTACCCTCTACACCTATAGCTTGCCACCTAGGTTGCTGTGCAGTTGCATAAAAGTTTAACATTTCTACAACAGGCATAATCCTGTTTATAGTAAATGTAGGCATTCCTTGTTCTTCTAATGAGTCTTTTTCGTCTTGAGATAATTGTTCGTCATGTGCAAACTCATATCCCTTTTGATTAATAAACTCCCATTGTTTCCTAGTCCAGTTATTTGATAAATGATACAGTTGTCTTACTATATCTGCTTTTTTCTTTTTAGCCATTATTCTCCCCTAATTTCGAAGTGTGGAAAATCATCAAATTGATTATCATCTACTTCAAAGTTCATGTTCCAGTCTCCTCCCCATCTAAGATCAATACCCATTCCCTTAGCTATCCCAATAACAAAACCTGCAAATAAGTGGAAACGCTCACGATCATCCCAGTCAATAGGATAAGGGGCCACATCAACAGCCCTACTAGGATCAGCGTTATGACGGCCATTTGGATATTTGACCTTTGTCTTTCCTTCTTCAAACAATTTATCTTGTCTTTCAGCACTTCTGTGTCCCTCCAGTATACTGCAATCCACATGTTTAATTACTTCATTAAATATTTTTTGCAACCTATCATCGCATGTTGCCAACCTTTTCTTAGAACTGTTTCCAAATTTAGGCATATAATCTCCTTTATGCTATAACCCAGCTTCTGGGTTTCTTTTTTCTTTTAGACCAACTGCCTTTATTTTCTTGCAATCCTTGCGGTGGGTATGAATACTTGCATGCATATGCTAATGCATCTATAGTATCGTCATGAGCCATTCTAGGTCCAAATGTTGTTATTTCTCTATGCAAATCATATTGTGTTTTCTTTATGTGTATTTGTCCTACAGAGAATCTTTGTGCTAATATTTCTTGTATTCTATCTCTCTTACTCATTCTATTGCCTGGTTTTTCTTCTTTAAATGCTATATTAAATTCATTCCTTCTTCTCATTTCAGCTCTTATGGCTTGAAATATAGGCTTAGACATAGAGGTATCTTCTATAGTAAATAAAGAAGGATTGTAAAATTTAGCTTGATCAAACATATAATCAACAATACCTTTCTGTCCTGTACCTGGCACTCCTAATACTGGGAGCGTTCTGTTTCTTACATAGTCAATAACGTATATATTATTGTCTGGTGTAACAGCAACAACCATAAGCACGCTAAAGTCACTGTTTCTTCTTGCACTGTCAGTAGCAGGATCTACCCCTACAAAAACATTGCATGGTTTAGGGTCATCTCCTTCAGGTATAATAAACATTAAATCGCTATCTTCATCTTTAACAAATTGTCCATCCCAAAACTTTATATGATCTCTAGTAAATATAGAGTCTTCATCACTTTGCACTTCCATCATATACTCTTGATAGAACTTGTGAGGAGTACCACTATCAGCGTAGAACTTCTTTTTACGCTCCATTTCTTTATGACCAAACCAGCTAGGCCATAAAACCTGACCATCATCTAATAATGATTTATATGTTATCACTTTCCAAGAATAATCTACACCTTCTTTTTTTGCCTGCTCATGCCCTACAAGTATCTTTTGTATAAAACTATCATAGTGCACTGGAGTTCCATTAATTCTTAGTCTACCTGTTTTTGGTTCGAGTGCAGGAAAGACGACAGCAGTAACGAGGTTGGATATTTTTGATCTTGATTCTGACGTGACTGTATTATTTTCATCCTCAAAATCATCAAGCACAATAAGGTCATAACGTTTATGGAGTTTAGCACCACCACGAATACCCGATAGATTACTTTTACTAATAAGCTTACAACCATTACTGAGTTCAATATCATCTTCTGTCCATTTCCTTCCTTTTAAATCGCCAAAATAATATTTTATTCTATCATTGTACTCAAGGTGGTACTTAATATAGTCAAGATTTGGTACAGATATCTTACTACTAGCAGCAACCCAACCGTAAAACAAGGGCTCCTTTGTAAATACAAAGTCATGTAATATATTGCATTTAGTAAGTACTGTCTTGCCATGCCCCCTTGGTAATATAACTCCTAACTGTCTTTTATCTAAATCCATTAATGCATCTGCTACTTCATAATGGAAAAAAGGTGTTTCGCTTCTCATAAAGTCATCAGGTAAAAACAACTTGCCAAATGCTATTAAATCATTCTTAGCAAGTTCTAAGTGTTTTTCTAATTTTGATATATCTCCTGAATTTATATTTGCCATAGTATTAGGGAATTAGGGCCAAAGATTTAGGAAAGCTCAAGGAGGAGATATCTGCCATACTCTAGCCCTAGAAGCCTAAATAATCTAAAACACTATCTTTTACGTCTTCAAGTCCTTCTTTAAAACTTTCATCTGAAAAATTATAGAGGTATCTATTTATTGCTCCTGTAGTTTTATTACCTTTTAATCCATCAACGTCATCATCGTAGTACCCAATTTGCTTTAAGTACCTTTGAGCTTCTTCTATTGTCTTGTTGTCATTTGATGTTAATGCAGCTCCTAATAGGTCGTACATATCAGAGTTAAACTCTATGTTTCCTATTCCAGTGCCTTGAGGCATGCCTTTTGCATAGTACGTTAAAGGCCCAAATCCTGCCTTTCCTCCAGCAAATACTCCCTCTGAAGGATTTATTACCTCTTCCAGCACGTCAGTAACATCAAACATATCTTCACCTTCTTCATTTTTCATGCCTTCCATGATAGCATCAACTATACTATCTCCTTGCCTAGTCATACGTCTATCTTCTTCGCTAAAAATATTAAAATGCCTTCCAGGCTCTTTAGGTACTTCTTCTCCAAGAATATTCATTTCAGTAGTATTTGGAGGATAATTTATGTTTGGATTATATCCTGCCCCTTTTTTAGTTGCCATGTTACTCCTTTATTTCTTTTATTGTTTTAGCATTTTCAAACTCTTTATCACTAATCATTTGAATTGCTGCCCCTGTTACCTGTGTAACTGTGGTCTTGTTCTTATCTTCTAAATCCATAATATCAGCTAACTTAAACAATGCTTTTAACCTAGTATCAGGCTTGTCGGCTGTTGTAGCCTCATCTCTAATACCTTGTAATACAAACTTCTCGTCTATATTTAGCTCTTCCATTACAGGTTTTAATTCTTCTTTCATAGCAGTCCTTACCCTTGAAGTTTTGACCAGCTGTCCTGCACGTATTTTAGCATAGCCTGGATTGTTTGTTGGGAAAGCTTTAATATATGCTTGCTCAAGACCCATACCTCTTGACCAATATTGTACAAAAAGTTCTTCCCTGGTATTAAGATTTCTTCTTTCAGAAATTTGATCGTCTCTTTCAACTCCACCTCCTATTGAATATATGTTTATACGTCTGGATGTATCCATCCTAACCTTTGGGGACACCACAAATGTCCCCGTACATGTGCCCACATAGTGGACTGTTCGGTTATTGCCTGCAGGCTTAACCATTTTACCTTTTCTTAGAATCTGGATTATGCATCCGTCATCAGCTAATACCCAGTCACCTACGTGACTATCCCTCCAGTCCCTAAGAAAGGTAATGTCTTTGGGGACTTCCTCGATATTTTCAAAAACTGTATGCTGTATCTTATTTATTTTGTAATGTCTCATATAACCAAAGCCCCCGCAAAGGGGGCGGTATCTTTTAGGCTAAGCCTAATATATCACTTTCTAAGTATTTACTCATTTCTTCAGGAACTTCAAATATCATATTTCCAACCTCAAATACTGGATTATCGCATTCAACGTATTCTTCAATGCTTTCAACCTCATCAGTATCAGGATTGTATATAATCTTTAACTTGTATGTTTTCATGGTAGCTCCTTGATTAGATGTAATTCTCCCTGTAAGACGGGAGTTGTCTTTTTTTCGAGCTTTAACCTTGAACTTCCTCTAAGCCAGTTATCGCTCCCATACTTAGATTTATAACAAGACAATTTCTGTTAGTTGTCGGGGGAATCCTTAACTTCTATATGAAGTAGCAACCCAACGTCTGACCCTCGAAGCAGAACTATTGCAAGTGTACTTAAAGGGTGATAATCTAAAAGATTACTAACTCTGTAATATAAATTATATTTTAGTAATTACCAAAAGGTTTTAAAAATTATGCAATTTTAGTGTGTGGCCTTATATATATAGAGTACCCCCCTATCGGGCGGTTTTCGCAAAGCGAATTTAGTTAAATTTGATTTCAATTTATTTGGTTTATAGTAATTAATTAATAATAAAAGGAGAGATTATGAATGCATTATTGTTAGAAGTTAAGACTTATTGTTATAACATGTTACAGAAGATCAAGAGAGCTGGTGTTAAAGATCAGTACAGAGGTAGGATTGTTATACCTGGTAAGTTTACACTTAGGAAAGATAGAACTGCAACTCTGCAAGAGTACTTAGACTTTGCCTTAATGGAGAATAATGAAGAAGTTATTAACTACATTAGTGGCGTTGTTGATCATGAAGTAGAAGCTTATGGTAAGCAACTAGAAGAAATGCAGGCTAAACTTGGGAAGAAGAGTTAATCTTCCCTTTAATTGTTGGTTGGTGTTGGGCTATTGATACAGCACGTATTGATAGCTATACACCCGCACACACACAATATATATATACCGACTTATATTAAACTTATAACCAAGGAGATACTATGATACATGCTAATAATATTGTAACTATTACAGTTGTAGATGGACCTAAAGATACTGCAATTAGACATATGAAAAGGGAATATAAAATAGTATGGGAGGCTTAATATGTATGAGATAGCTAGATTAATTCAAGAGGTAGTAGGAGTACTAGAGATACAAATAGTATTCAGAATCTACCATTATATTATATTCTATGTTATTTATAGATTGTACGTAAAGTATAAATCAGGAGGCATGGGAATATGGAGATGAAGGTAAAACAATGGTTGCATGCTTTGTGGGCCATAGCTTTATATGGTGGTTCTATATGGATTACTATATATGTAGCCAGTAACTTAGTTAACTGGTTTGTGCTAACTACCACAAGATATGCACCGTAACGATAAGTAATGATTAGAGAGGATATTGACAGGCGAGTTACTACGATAACCTTTTCAGGTGCCCTGTAACTAACGAGGGTCAAGCCTCTCTAATTAACTAAGAGGGAGATAGATGAGATATATTACACGTAAATCAATGAAGATACGAGAGTCAGGTCGTAGCAGTGATTATATTACACCATCGTTTGGCTTTGGTTGTTTGTATAAATGCAACTATTGTTATATGCGAAGACATGTAAAGACTGGTTTAAACATAGCTACAAATCCTGATGATATATTGATAGCTATAGAGAATCACTCTGAAGATTTGCAATGGCCTAAGATGCCTAATCAAACACATGAAGAGTATTATACATACGATTTTAGCTGTAATGAAGACTTTATACTACATGCTAAGTATCATGACTGGAGATTGATATTTAACTATTTCAAGCATCATGAGAAAGCTTTAGGTACTGCTGCTACTAAGTATGTAAACAACAAATTATTAGACTACAATGCTGATAGGAAGATACGTATTAGATTTAGTGTCATGCCTCAAGTATTGTCTGATAAGCTAGAACCAGATACATCTAAGATAATAGACAGAATAAATGCTATCAATGACTTCTATGATGCTGGTTACGATGTACATATCAACTACAGTCCTATTGTATACTATGATAACTGGATACAAGACTATCTAGATTTATTTAATACTATCAATAGTACAGTACGAGATGATATTAAAGATAAAGTATTGTCTGAGTGTATATTCTTGACACATAACGAAGATATGCATCAGTATAATATTGCTAACGATGTAGATGGTGAAGACTATTTATGGAAGCCTGGTATACAAGAAAGTAAAGTGTCACAGTATGGTGGTAAAAACATACGTTACAAAAGACATATTAAACGAAAGTATATCAATCAGTTTCTAAGCTTACATGAATATGTTATACCATGGAACACAGTACGATACATATTTTAAACAATTATAAAGGGAAAGTAAGCCCTTATCGTGTGTAGGCTCACTAAAGTCTAGTAACCATGTAAATCTAGATTAGGAACCTAGGAAAGTAGCTGTAGATGCAGAGGTCAAGAAATCAGAATAATATTCAGGTTAACCATCCTCGTTCGAAGACTTGCTTTCCCATTATAATATAACCAAAGGAGACATAATATGACTTATGCAGATGTAATACGGTTCTATAAAGAACAATTAAACAAGTTTGATAAAATAGGGCTTGGTAAAGAGACTGAACATGGTACTGTCGTAACAGATAGATTGATCGAGAATACCAAGAACAGGCTACATGAACTCCAGTTCCAGAATATCAAAAAAGCAGTAGATAAACAGGTATTTAGAGCCAAAAAGAAGAATGCTGATATAGAAAAGATAAAAGAAGGTATCTATATTTTAGAGTATAATCTTATGAGGCTAAAGGAGGATGTAGGGCTAGTATGAAACTATGTAAAACATGTGGTGAGAACCCAAGACTAAGCTATAAAGTATATTGTGGCCCATGTCATAATCATATGCAAAGAAAAACAAGAGCTAAACGTAAAGAACTTAACAAATCAATGCATCAGGTGGGTTGGAGATGGTGGTATACCCACTGGTGTAATGATTAAACCAAAGGAGAAAATATGAACAATACAAATGTAATTACAATAGAAAAGAATGTACCAATACCAACACCTAATCTTTCACATACTAGGAATAAATATCTATTTGTTTCTAATATGGAAATAGGTGATAGTTTTGTTATAAATGGAAATACACCTGATTTTACTCCAAGTTCTGTTAGGAGTTATATCTATGGACTTCCTTACAAAACAAAAACTACTAGAAGATACGCTGTTAGAACATTAAAGGGTGGATCTAAGAGTCCTTCAGCAATAAGAGTATGGAGGATAAAGTAATGTTAGAAGAAGTATTGGCTGATGCTGAACAAGTATTATTAGAAGAGCTAGATAAAATCACTGATGATGATCCAGAAGCTAATCTATCCAGAGAAACTGAAGATCTAATTCATGAAATAGCTGATAATAATGTGCCGATATATTATGTAGACATAGTTGAGTGTGCCAGGAGCAATATAAACCTGGCCACTACTGTCCCAGAGTTAGGACCTGCTTTTAATAATGAAGCTACAGCTTGTAATATTATAGCTGCTAATATTTATGAAGAGCTGCTATCTCATTTACATGGTATATTGGATAAATATATCGATAAACAAAAGGAGAAACTCAATGAATAGAGGTATAGATGATGCAGTTAGTGCTGAAATTCAAATCTTAAAAGAAAATAGAAGGAGACAACGAATGAATGAAGGATACGATAATTGGACAGAGGTTGAAAGTGAAGAGTTTTGGGAAGATGGAGAGTTAAAACCAATAGATGTTGCTTTAAAACTATTTGACAATATAATATCAGAAGGCAAGTGGATAGTATTAAGAAAACTAAGAAAAGGAGAATCAGATGGGTAGACCAGCAAACTGGATTAAAGATCTAGAAGAAGAATGTAAGGATATGAAAAGTATGACCCCCAGAACAAATCCATATACAGGTGAAGCTGTTAAATTACCTGTAACTGCTGCAGCAATCTATGATACAATCAAAGGTGCTGAGTTTATGGGAGAGTATGAAGTAGTTAGACAAGGGTTGGATTGGTTTATAAACAACCATCCTGAAGAATACATGACATTATTAGACTAAAAGGAGACAAAATGGCAAAGTTAACAGAAAAACAGAGACAATACTTTATAGATAGAGTGACTGATGAAACAAATAAAGAAATAAAATCTCTTGAATTAAAGTATGCATCAACAATACAAAATACAGCATCTAAGAACTTTGGTAAGTTTATTAAAGATCTTAATTGCTCTACTTTGTATAACCAAGTAGTTAAAGGTGAGAAGAGGCTAAATGAAAATAAAAGACAGCTTGCTCATATCATTACTAGTCATAGAACTAGTGCAGAGAATAATAGGTATGAAACTCAAGTTAGTGATTGGAGTCCAGCTAAAGACTTTGAAAAGGCTTTAAGAGGTATGGCTTCAAATGTAGCTGAAGAACTATTTGAATCTACACCAGGTGGTGCTAAGATTAAAAGGCTAAAAGATGTTCAAAGATCTGCTATTGATCATATTTATGGTATGACTACTAATAATGAGGTTATAGCTGGTGTTAACAAGATACTAAAAGGTACTAATGTTAAACTATTAGGAGAGTAATATGATACCAAAATGGATAAACATAGTGAACTTCCTTAAAGGTAAGCCCAGAAAAGAAACTCCTAAAACAATAGAGATCGTTGATGACTTCGATCACAGAGAGGAGAAACTTATGAGGGATTACGAGGAAGATCGTATGCAAGAAGAAATAAACAAACTAAAGGAGGAACATGATGAGTAAAGAAGAAATCGAAGGAATCATTAGATACATGGACCAAATGCAATATGTTCAGATGAAGATAGATGATCTGATATTTGAGTCTATACCTAAACCAAAGGCAAAAGTTAGTAAGAAAAAGAAAGTTATAACTAAAGCAAAGAAATAATCCCTTGGTTAGGAGCGATGTGTGGTGCAGGTTTTTGGTTACGAGGACTGTTCATCCTTGCTCGCCTTATTTTGGTCCTGCACCATATATCATATAAATTGAGAGAGCCAACAACTGGTCCTGTAAGTCCTAAATACGCTGAGATACCATTGTAAGCGTCTATAAAAAGAGGTATCGGAATCACATAGAAGAGCCTCATGGGCAAGTCCCATGGACGAACTATGGGTTTATAGACAAGGCAAAGGAATATGTGAGGTTCTCTCAAATAATTAGCTACAAAAAGTTCGGTGATTTGTAACCTGTTCCAATTAAGATGGGTGAAAACTCAACTAAATGTAGCTAAAATTAGAGTGATGCTATCTAGTCCAAGCTGAGGCATGCCTAAATACGGATATAAGCAAACTGCAAAGGTGGTTCCGTCAGATAATATCACTTTATAACTTGAGGATAGTACCGAACCCATGGGTAACGCTATTAACAGCATCGGGATAGCCTATCCTCAAAAAATTGCAAGCACAAACAAAAGAGGTGGAATAAGTTGACCAACAGCTTATTGCACAAGGTTGGCTAAAAAAACAAATCTAACATTGAGTGGCTGGAAGTTGCACTGTGCTCAAGGGAGAGCTGCATAAAAACTCCACGCTTGCAATACATAAAAGAAGGTAATTATTACCCTTCAAAGGAGATGAAATGGAAGCATTTAAATCAAACTATGAAATGATTCAGGCACTTGCTGAACAAGTTGATCAATTGCAAAATCAGGTTAATGACCTGATAATAACTGTAAAT